CTGTTATCTACCGGCATGTGCTTGTTCAGCACACGAGAGACGTAAAGGTATCTCTCTCGTCGGGGGATCTCGTAGGGGACAGGGAAATCACCAGAGTCCATTGCGGACTGAACCGCCCCCATGAGGCGGTCCACTCGGGAACGGATGAGGTGATGTGGTGCGCACCGGGCGTTGAACCAGCAACTGGCTGTGACGCGACTGACGCGTAGGATCTTTGCGAAGTCGTTGGGCGTGAGCCGTGCTTCGCGGGCAAGGATGAATCGATTGGCACTCATTTGACTGATCCGTCTCTGTTTCTCGCGTACGAGCGGTTGGTTTTGCGGGAGGTCAGTCGTAGGTTGCTGGGGGTGTTGCTTCCACCCTTCGACAGCGGCACCTTGTGATCGATGTCCTTGCCTTCGCGGTCGATGCCCTTGCGGTCGTACAAGCCACGCGCTTTCTGGCGCACGAGCTGGTCTTTGTCCTCGCCGCGCTTCTTCTGAAGCTGGTATTCGTGCTTCCAATCGCGGTGCTTGCTTGGCATCGATCTGCTCCCGAGTTAAAAGTGCCCGTCTGTCCGAGCTGTCAAGCGTCTTTCCGCTTTGCCAAGGGTTCAGTCATCGAGTGCGCTGAGAACATCTTCCAGCGATGCGTTAGCATCTTCCAGCAGCGCCCCGTGGTCAACCTTCTTGCTTGGCGTGGGAGCCGGAGCGGGGGCGGCAGGCTCGCTGACGAACTTGCTCTTGGCCTTGGCGGGGGCCACAGCCTGCTCGACTTCCTCGATGTCCACCGTGGCTGCCTTCTTCGCCCGTGACGTGCCGGACGGAACTAGTGTGGTTTTCGCGGGCGCGGCGGGTTTCGCGAGGTGGGCCGGGGGCTCACCCAAATCGTCCTCGTGCTCCACAACAGGTGCCAGACCGATGATCTGCTGCACGATGCTGGAGTCCGCCATGCGGTGAACTGCCTCGGCCTCCTCGGGGGTGATGAACCGCACACCCTTGAAGGTGAACTTCTGGTGTGCCACGGAGTGGTCGAACGCGATCTTGGTGACCACGGCGCTGTAACCCACGCGGCGGCGGTTCAGGCTCTCCGCGTATGCGGCAAGTTCTTTCAGAGTGCCAGCGGGCACACGCAGCAGCATGGGGTACTCCATGTCACCAGCGGGAGCCACGGCGAGGCGGCGGCTGTCCGAGCAGGCCTTGCCTTTGGAGCCGTTCTCGCTCACACGGCTACCCCACGCGTTGTGGGGGCACGTTGCACAGGACTTCGCCTGCGGCTCCTGAGCGTCCGCAGCAGGGCCCTTGCCATCGTTGGAGTAGCAGGTCGGCTTCTCGTTGCTGCCCTCCTCGTAGCCCCGGGCGTAGAACACCTTGGACAGGTTGGGATTGGCCTTGAGGATGACCACTTCCAGCGAGCTGGACGGGTCGTCTTCGCCCGGCTTGGTGACCAGCGTCTTGGACTCGCCGTCCACCACGTGCCAGACCTTGCCCTTGTAGCTGATGACGGGGAAGCCGCCAGCGCCCACGCCGCCCGTCAGGTCGGCATTGGCCTGCTCCAGTCCGGCAAGGTGTGCCGGGACTTTTCCTTCAAATGCGATGATGTTGCTCATGTCTTGCTCCGAGTTTCCGTAAGTGTTTATCAAGCCGATCTGCGCACGTTGATGACGACTTCCTCCCGCCAGTTGATGCCCGGTGGCAGCTCTTCGTTGGCCTCCTTGAACTGCTCCACAGCGGTCTTGTTTACGCGGCGCTCCAACATGTGCCACATATCGTTCTCGCGAATGAACGTGAGTACCGAGTCCCAGTCAGCCACGCCAGCCGAGGTGCGCGTCTGCTTGTAAGCAGTGCCTGCCTTGGTGCGGCAGGACTCCACGCCCGAGTCCGTGAACTCGCTCAGGATGGCAGCTTCGATACGGTCGAGGACCGAGTCGATCTTCGACACCTTGGTGTCGAACTTTGCCTTGAGCTGTGACTTGACGTCACGTAATTCGATGTACTTGCTAACCAACTCTTCCATTGCCGTACCCTCCCGGCGTTGTGATTGTGAAACGATACTACCCCACTAGCTAACAGTCGTCAACTAGCTAACACCACGAACAAGGTCCAAAAGTAGCCCTTGCAGTTTCTGACGATCTCGTAAACGGGCATACAGTCGGCGCTCGATGTCCGACCCCTCGATGTTCACGATGAACTGCGTGTGCTTCTGACCGGGGCGTGTGACCCGGGCGTTGGCCTGCTCGTAGATCTCGTTGCTGGTGACCGGGGCGAACCACACCACGGTGTTGGCAGCCGTCAGCGTCAGACCGTGGCTCATGGCGGCGGGCTGGGCGACCAGCACCCGTGGCGTAGAGCTGTTCTGGAACGCGCCGAATATCCGGTCCCGCTCACTCTTGGAGGTCTCGCCGCTGATGGTCTCCACAGTGAAGTCTTGCGCGAGTTCCTTGGCGACGTAGCGCAGCACTGCCTTAAACGGCACGAACACGATGACCTTCGTGCCTGCCTCCTCGACCACTTCCCTCACGACGTCGATGCGCGGCTTGGCGGGCAGGTGAACGTCGATGTCGTCGCCGTAGACCACGCCGCAGGCGATCTGAAGAAGTTTCTGCGCCTTCACCGCCTCGTTCACAGCCACCACCGAGTCGCCTTGGTACTCCATGGCGAGCTTGGCGAGCATGTTCTTGTAGGCCGTCTTCTGTTCTGCGGTCATGGGCACATGCCGCTCCTGCCAGATGCACGGTGGCAGGTCCACACAGTCGTCCCGGGAGAACCGCACCGCAGGCTGCATAGCGTCATGCACGATGTCGTGAGCGTCCTCCCGTGGCACCCACTTGAACTGGCTCAGTTGCTTCATCACGGAGTTGCGCCACTGCGCGAAGTATTTCGGTATGCGCTCCGGTGCGAGCAGCTTGCACTGCGCCCATGCGTCCGTCGGGGCGTTCGGTGTTGGTGTGCCGGTGAGCCCCCACACTCGCGTCTTGCCCGCCAACACGTTCTTGAGTGACTTCCAGCGGGCGGTGCCTGCGTTGCGGAAACTCGCGATCTCGTCCACCACCACGAGGTCGATGTCGTCCTTGGCGATGAGGTCTTTCTCGATCACCTTGATGCCGTCGTGATTGATCAGGTAGATGTCCGCCTCACTGGACAACATCTTGAGGCGTCGATCCTTGGTGCCGTAGATCACGGCGAAGTTCAGGTGTGGAAAGTGGCGGAAGATCTCGTCACCCCACGTGCGCTCGAGTGTCGAGAGCGGCGAGATGATCAGCACCTTCTTCGCCAGCCCGTGGGAGCGCAGGAAGTCATACGCCCACAGCGTGGAGAGCGTCTTGCCGGTACCCATGTCGTTCAGACAGAAGGCACGGTTGTGTAGTGTGAGGAACTCTGCGGTCTCGCGCTGTGCGTGGAACGGCGTGTACTGCCCGCTCCAGTTGTAGTGGTACTTGATCGGGCTCGGTGCGTTGATGCCAAGGTTGCGGAGCAGCTTCGCCTCTTCGACGCCATGGGGTACGGCCACCAGCTCATGCCCCTTGAACATGAACTTCTTCGCCGTAGGAACGACCGTGGTGACCCGCTCGGGGTCACGCAGATTCAGCACAATCTTCTTCGTTGCCTTGTGAACAAGCATCGCTCGCTCCGATAGCCAATCGCCGCAAACCCTAAAGTTTGCGGTCCCGTCGGGTTATCCCGGGATAACCCTCGCTGATAAGCAATATACGCCCGGTCAGGGCGTCATCAAGCCAGCGAACAAACTTTTAACTTGCTCGACGTTGGTAACTACAGCCACACATCCTTGTGCAGCTTCGATGTCCTTGAGCTGTCTGCGCTGGTTCGCAGTTACCGTATTCTCTTTCCCGGGGGCCTTGCACTCGATGCCAACGAAGCGGCCACGCACACAGAGAATGAAGTCAGGTATTCCTGTCACACCCATGCCGTTCTGAACAGGCATGTACCACCACGCATCGGTGGTCTTGAGAAACGTCTTGATGGAGAGCTTGACGCGGCCTTCGGGCGTCACGTGCCGCAGTGCTCGCAGTTCTCTCGGCCCACCGGGCACCACTGGCGACACAAGCCAGACGGCCTCGCAGGCCACTTGTCCTCTTGGTGAGCGATCTCGATACGCTGCACACGCGGGTTGAACTCCTGCCAGATGGCGGGGATGTCCTCGCGGGTGAACGTCTCGGAGCTGACCGTGTTCGTCTTCAGCCACACGAACGCGTTGATCACCTTGTTGATAAACGGTTTACACGCCATGATCATGGCTGCCGTGAGCTTCAACTGCGCTGACTCCGGCGTGGGTTTCCCGGTCTTCCAGTCGCCCACGAACGCCTTGTCACCCTTCACCACGGTGACGTCGGTGATGCCGCGCACCCACGCGTCAGACGCGAAATACTCGGTGGGTCGGAGGTTGCGGTTCAACGCCATGCGGGTCTCGGCCTCGACCTTGCCGCCCTTGCCGGTGATCTGCTCGACCAACGGCTCCCACTGGCGCATGCCCTCGGGGAGTGCGACACGCTTGGTGATGCGGTCCTCCAGCGCCTTGTGAACCTTGTTCCCCCAGATGATGGCCTCGCTCTGAGGCTCCACAACCTTTTTGGAAACCCGGGTCAGGTAGTAGCGGCGGGGGCAGGTCTCAAACGCGTTGAGCGCGGAGTAGCTCCACGCGAACTTACGGCTTGATGCCATACTGAAGCTCGAGGATGAGTTGGCAGTAGTGCAGCGCCTTCTTGATGTCCTCGGCCTTGCCTTTGGACCCGTGACGCGTCACATACTTGACGACATTGCCCTCCAGATACCCGAGCCCGTTGGCACAGATGTACTGGATCGGCTGGATGGGGAGGTCTTTGTAATGCGCTCCGCCAGACTGCGTGTCGAGCGCACTGGCGTTATCAAACAGGTCAAGTTGTTGCATGTGTACCTCCTAACGCCCACGTTAGAGTAGCTAACGTGGGGGGTCAAGAGGCATCACTTATTTTCGGCGCAACTCACGCAAACTGTCGTCGAGCTGTCGGTCAATCATCTCCCAAAACTCGTTTGCAACAGCGTTGCGCTGCTTCCACGTGAGCTTGCCCCGGGACTCGATGAACTCCTTCCGCGCCTTGGCCCACCGCTGGCGGATCTCGCCCTCGATCTTCGCCCGCTCCGCTGGTGTCTTGATCGGGCCTTGTGTCGCCGCATGCAGCGCCAGCGCCTTGGCGAAACGCGCACGACGCTCCCGCATCAGATCCCGCTGATAATCCGCACGGCGCAGCGGTGGGATGAGCTGCCGCTTGGACTCGATCAGCTTCACCAGATTCTCGAACGCATCCCGGCTTTCGAGACCGACATCGATCAGGGCGTTCAGCGGCTTCAACTGGCCCTCGTACGCCATGGGGTGGGTGTCCCAGTGCTCG